TTAGCGCCCTATCTGAGCAGGGCCGCATCCACTGCGTCGGATCGTTTCCGGACCTGGAAGACCAGCTCTGCAATTTCACCACCTCCGGCTACGTCGGGGATGGGTCACCAAACAACGGCGACGCCTTTGTCTGGGCTTTCACTGAGCTGATGCTGGGCCCGAGTGTGGAGATCGGAGCAAGGGCGATCACCGTAAAATCTTCCCGCGGCTTTTTCTGAGTCGCAACGCGCAACAGCGAGAATTCCAACTAACCCATGACCGAAGCCGCCAGAACGCTCACCCCACGCCTACAGAAACTGGCGAACGATGAGCAGCAAAGCCCCGGCCGTGTCACGGTTCGCACGTACACGCATTGGACCCCGGCGAAAGTGCGGGCCGCAGAGCAGCAGGCAGACTCAGGGAACCTATTCTACGCGGCCTCGATCTGTGAGTGGCTTCTGGGCGACGAGGCGGTCTGCTCCGGCATCGAGTCACGCACCCACTCACTGCTGGGACTGACCCCGACATTCGAGCCCATCGGCGACAGGCGACGGAGCAACGTCGTCACCAAGGCCCTAGATGAGGGCATGGACTTCTGGCGAGCCTACCCGGAAAGCGAGCTCGAGCAGCTCGTCGCATGGAGGCTCCTTCTTGGGGTAGCACCAGGCCGTCACAACTGGACAGCACCGCTGCCTGGACATGGAAACCGGGTCCTCCCCAATATCGAGTTCTGGCACCCGCAAAACCTCCGCTACGATTTCACGACAGCGGGCTGGTTCGGCAAAGACGCGCAGAACAAAGAGTTCCCCATCGTTCCGGGTGACGGCACCTGGGTGCTTCATTCGCTCACCAAGTTCCGGCCATGGTCTAGAGGCCTTTGGCGGTCTCTCGCACGGTGGGTCATTTTCAAGTGGCTTGCGGCCCAGGACTACTCAAGGCACTCGGAAAAGGGCGCGATCACCGTCGCATCCAATACGACCGAAAACCCGATCGGTGACCTTAGCGCCCAACGCCAGCAGCTAGCGTCGGACCTGAGCAACTCAGGCGAGGATGCTGTCATCGTCCTGCAGGCAGGCTGGAAGCTCGACATTCTCGAGATCTCCGCCAACACCAAGCAGATTTACGAAGCCCAGATAGAGCTCGCCAACCGTGCGATCGCTATCCGAATCCGAGGCGGCAACCTCACAACCAACGTTGACCAGGCCGGCTCGAAGGCGGCCACCGAGAGCCAGGCAAGGAGCAACGAGGCCCCGAAGCTCCGCTTCGACGGCGAGGGCCTCTCGACCACACTGCACGACCAGTCTCTTGTCTGGTGGGCGGAGTTTAACTTCGGCGACCCGCGCCTTGCTCCCTACCCCAAGTACCCGACTGAGCCCGAGGAGGACAAGCAAGCGAAGGCTGAAATGACCAAGACCGCAGCCGAAGGCGCCGAGGTCCTCGATCGCATCGGTTTTATCATCGACGAAAAGGAATTCGCCGAGGATTTCGGTTTCACTTGGATCAAGGGTCGCAAGACCGACGAGCAGCGGTCCGCGGAGAAGAAGGCGGCGCAACCTGTCGTGGATCCTGTTGATGACGAGGGTGACCCACCGGACAACGAAGACGAAGACGCAGCCAAGGGCGAAAAGTTACCCAAGAAAGCGCCTAAAGGTCTCGCCTTCGCGCTGGCTTCTGGAGCCTCAGTCACCAAAAACCGCGGGTTCATCGAGGGACAGCTCTACGTTGACACGCTGACAGAGAACACCACGGCCGACGGCATCAAGGCGCTCGACGAGACACGGAAGGCCATTCTCGAGGAGCTCGACGCGGCCACCGACTTCGGCGACCTGCGCGCTCGACTGACGGCCCGATATGCCGAGCTGAGCGCTGAAGAGATTTCAGACCTCGTCTGGAGAGCCATGACCATGGCCCGCCTGGCAGGTCACCGAGCAGTGAATCAAGACGCATGACCTGGGCAGCCCGAGCTGACGTCGAACGATTCGACGAGGCCGTCGACTGGTTCATGACGCGCACCGTTGTGACCAAGGCCCAGGTGGCCCGCATGGAGCCTTCCCAACGCCGCGACGCGTTCTGGGTTGGAGCAGGCCTTCAGGCTGACCAGATCCAGCGAGTTCAGGACGAAATCACCAAAGCCCTGGAGGCCGGCGAGCCCTTCGAGGAGTGGCGCAAGCGGGTTAGAAACGACCTGTTCAGCGACGCTCACGCAGAGACAGTGTTCCGGAACGCAACACAGCGGGCCTACAACGCTGGCCGCTGGGAGCAGATGAGCGACCCTGACGTCGCCAAGTTCCGCCCCTACCTAGTTTTTGACGCTGTTCTGGACGACGGGACCACTCCCATTTGCCAGGCATGCAACGGCACTATCCTCGCCCGGGACGACCCCTGGTGGGAATCACGAGTTCCTCCTCTGCACCATCGATGTCGAAGTTCCCTTCGCTCCATGCGTGAGTCGGAGGCGAAGCGCCAGGGCATCACCACCGAGCCGAGCGAGCAGAGCCCTGCCGGCGGCTGGGGGGAAGTCCCCAACACGACCAACGGCTGGCGACCCGACAAGGATCGCTACGAAAAGCGGATCGCGACCGAGCTGGATCGAAAGCGCCTACTTCGAGAGGCTCCGGCTCCCGAGACGCCTCACGACCCGGACAAGTGGACGGATAAATATCGCGACCGCTACGGCGAAGCGGCCCCAGCCCTTGGCTGGGGTAAGGCGTCCTACGAGACCGGGATGGATCTCCCCATCGAGGAGGTCCGGGCTCAGCTCACGCGCCTGCCTGCCACCGATGCGACCCGGGCCATGCTGGAGAGCCTCAAAGGCGCCGATGGAACCCTTCGGAGGTCTGGCGGAGAACTGGACCCAATCCGCAAAGCGGCTGCTGGCATAGCCGGACACCTTCGGGCAATTCCGGACCGCCCCAAGATCAATGCGGTGAATCTTCCCAAGACTGGCACCGGGAAAAGGGCGCAAACCTTCTTCACCGAGATGACCGGGCCGGACATGGTTCACCCGGAAGACTACAGATTTCAAAAGCTCAAGGTTGGCGGCGCACACAAGCCGCACGAAAAGCTAATCAAGCACTCAACCGAAGTGGGGATCCTTGAACACGAGTGGGTGCACGCCCTAGAGTTCCTGAACCCACAACTGGCAGCGAGAGCCCTGGCTTTTCGCGAAGCCCGGACCAAAGGCCTCCCTCTGGTTCCGCTTCCGGTCGCAAATAAGGATGCGATAGGCAAGGAAGACGATTTTATCCACCCCTACATAGGGAGGTTCTACGCCAGCAACGCCACTGAGGTCACCACCTCGGCCGTGGAACTCATGGTTGCCGGTGAACGGTTTTGGGGTACCCTGAAGAAGTTGCTACACAAAGACCCGGAACTCTTTTTCTTCACTCTCGGGCAGCTTGCTGGACGATGACCACCTGGCATTTCTCTGATGGTACAGTCGCCCACCTTGGCGGCAAGATAGAGGGCGGCACCGTGTTTGCTCAGGAGCTGAGGAGTGACCTAAGCGGCACACCGCTAGTCCCGGATGGGCCAATGCCTTCCCGGGGAAAGCCGCTCGACCGGAGCAACCCGACCCACCTCGACTGGTTCCTTCGAAACGAGATGAACCGCCCGTGCAACAAGTGGATGATGGTCAGCATCATCAAGGCTCCCGAGGTGGAGCCTCTCGTGCTGGAAGAATTCGAAGAAGAAGAAGGCGCGGAGTACTAAGCAGCGGAGAAAGATAGCAGCTGCTCAACCACTGAAGCTGCCACGGCTTCACACGTTGCCTGTTCATCAATCGGCATAGAAAAAGATCGACGTTGACCGTCGATCCCGCGTTCGTAGATGTGCATGACCACCACGTCCACGTCCACATCATCAAGATAGTCCAAAGAGAGACTGAATAGCTTCTCTTTTGGCAGCGATGCGCGCCACTCAGCGTAGGCGAGAAAGCTCGGTGCTGGTGGCATCAAATGCCAACCAGTCCCAACCAACCTCCCGATGACCAGGTCCATGACGATCTGAAAACGGAACTGCCAATTCGGTAGCGGCATGCCGCCAACTTTAGACCCGACCGCCCTAGCTGGCGAGCCGGGCGGAGGACTTTTGTCTCATGGAAAGATATTCCCAACAAATCCCGATCACCCCGAGCGACACCGCTGGGGCCAGCGTCCCGAACGGTCCCCTAGATGCTATCTACATCGGCGGCGGCACGGGGACCCTTCGCGTGCTCGACGATACGGGCAAGGTTTGCAACTACACCGGGTTGATCACCGGGACAGTCTACCGGTTTGCCGTCCGAGAGGTTCGCGCAACGGGCACCGGCGCCACCGGGATCGTGGGGCTCAAGCGATGACCAGCCAGTGGGGCTTCACGCTTCGTGGCGAGGGGTCAAAAACGCTGGAAATCGACATCTACGACGTCATCGGCGAGTCGTGGTGGAACGGTGACGCGGTATCCGCAAAGAAGATCCGAAATCTCCTCAAAGGGAACAAGGACGCTTCGCACATCAAGCTCCGTGTCAACTCCGCCGGCGGGGACGTGATTGATGGGTTCGCGATCTACAACCTTCTGAAGGAGCACCCGGCGCGCGTCGAGGTCGACGTGGACGCCCTCGCCGCTTCGATGGCTTCGGTCATCATTATGGCGGCGGACGAGGTGCGGATCGCATCGAACGCCATGCTCATGATTCACAACCCGTGGGGCGGAGTCATGGGGGAAGCGGACGACCTACGTCGCTACGCAGCTCTACTCGACAAGCTCCGGGACAACATCGCGGACGTGTATGTCGAGAAGACTGGCCTAGAGCGCAACGAAGTCCTTCAGATGATGGACGCGGAGACGTGGCTCGACGCGAAAGAGGCCAAGGAAAAGGGCTTCGTTGATCAAGTCGGCAAGGCTCAAGCGCGGCTTGCTGCGTCCGCTCTCAAGGGGCTCGACTTTTCGAGCTTCCACAACGTTCCCGCCCACGTGCAAGCGGCGATCAAGAAAGTACCCAAGGAGACGGCTCAGTCCGATCTGCCTTTCAACGCTGCAGAGCAGCAGGAAGAAACAAACATGTCGAAAGCTATTTTTGCTGCTCTCGGAGTCCAAGACGAAGAAGCCGCCATCAAGACGATCGCCTCGTTGAATAAGACCGCTGCCGAGTTTTCCGGTCAGCAGAACCTTGTTCAGCGCATTGAGGCCCTAGTGGAGGCCTCCGGCGAGGAAGCGCTGGGAGCGATCAAGGCCTGGAAGGAAGACGCTGCAGCGAAGGCCGCAGCCGAGACCAAGCTCGCAGAGATTCAGGCCGCTTCCGAGAGGAACGAGCTTGAGCAGGCTCTAACCAAGGCCGAGGCGGAGCGAAAAATCACACCGAGCGATCGGGTTGAGCTGCTGGCACAGGTGGATGCGAAGGAGTTCACAGTGAAGGGGGCGATTGCCTACCTGAGCAAGAAGTCCGCAAACGCTGTACTGACCAACAAGGACGGCGAGAACCAGACGCCAGTCGCCGCGAGCGACGCGATCCAACCATACGAGGCTCTCTCGAACTACGAGCGCGTCCAACTCCAGAACTCAGACCCAGACCTGTTCAAGCAAGTCCGGGCCGACTGGGAAAAGCGCGGCATGCCCGAGCTTGAACTCGCGGCCAAGTAAGCCGCCCACACCTCACAACAATCTCATCAACAAGACTTTCAGGGCCGCCTGGTTTGGGCGGCTTGACGGACCAGTGCGTCCGAAAAACCGCTCAAACACGTAAGAAAAGGACTATTTCAAATGGCTGTTACTCAATCAACCGATCTCTTCTCTGCTCAGGTGCTCATCGACGCCGTGCGGGGCCGCTTCAAGCGCAAGAACGCATTCATGGGCTCGCCCCTCGTCAGCGGCGGAGCCGTGCGAGTTCTCCCCACGTTCCCCAAGGGTGGACCGGGAGCAATCAACAAGACCGTGGACGTGCCGTACTACGGAGTTCTCGGCGGTTTCGCGGACAACCCCGAAGGATCGAGCGCGACCGCACAGAAGATCGCGCAGACCAGTGAGCAAGCGACCGTTGGTCGAAGCTCATTGATGGTGGAAACCTCCGTTCTCGCCCAGGGCGTCGCGGCAGGTTCGCCAGAGCTTGGCGACCCAGTCGCAGAAGCTGCCGACCAGGCAATGCAGGCGGCCGAGCGCGAGATGGATCGCATCATCATGAGCAAGATCAAGGACACCACCCTTGTTCATGACAAGTACAGCTCGGGCAGCCCGGTGTACTTCGAGCCCCGCCACCTCACCCAGTCTCTTCGTTTGCTTGGCGACGATCGCGAAGGGATCGTAGCGATCGGGATGCATTCGCTCACCCTGTCGGATCTGGAACTCCTTACCGACGGCAACGGGCGCCCCATGTACACGATGGATATCAAGGACGGGATCGTCCAGCATCGCCTGTCGGGGATCCCGATCGTGGTGAGCGACTCGACCACCCTTGATGGGTCAACGATGGGCTCCGTGACCTCCGCGGGTACCTCACCCCCAGTGCTTACCCTCGCGGGTGAACCGACGGGCCCGTGGAACCTGAAGATCGAGTGCGTATTGGGCGGGGCTCACGCTACGGCCACATACAGGTTTTCGACCGACGGTGGCCAGAACTGGTCAGCGACCATCGTAACCCCTGCCGCTGCGGTAGTTGTGGCTCTTGAGGACACTGCCGTTGACTCGCTCGTTGGAAACAACGGCAAGACCGGCATCACGGTGGCATTTGCGGCCGGCACGTTCAACGCCGACAACGAGTGGACTGCTACCGCAAACCTCCAGGCGAACACGTTCATCCTTCAAAAGGATGCAGCGATCTTCTGGTACAACTCGCAACGTCTCGGTGCAAAGACGGACGTTGACATCGCAGAGGATACCGATCTTTTTGCGATGCATCTGTACTACGCGGCGCACATGTATCGCCGTCGTCGCATGGGCGCGCGCCCGGGCGTCGTTCGCATCACCCACAACGTGCGCGACTACATCGGCTAAGTCATGGGGATTTTTTCACAACGTAGGTGGAGGGAGCGGGGCCTAAAAGCCACCGCCCCTGCCGCCCCGCAGTTGCCGCCCATGGTGTCTCGCGAGTTTCACCAGGACGCGATCGCTAAACTCACGCGAAGCTACGAGCTCCGGCTTTCGGCCTCTGCGCCTTCTGGGGAGGGGCGGTGGGTCAGCGAGGAGGATCTCAGCGAGTACCAGGGTGTACTCAATGTCGCCGAAAAGGAGATCGCAGAGTTGCGCGAGAAAATCGCTCAGCTTGAGTCACCCGAAGGCGACGCCGAAAAGGAGAAGGACACGGAAGACGAATCTGCCCCTGCGGATCCAGCGTCGCCGCCTTCACCCGGGCCCGAAGCGGACAAGAAGCCTCGCGGGAAGAAGAGCTGAGCGCGTGGCGGTAAACACCACGCGTCGGTACTACTGGCTCAAGCGCCTGTGGGCACGAAAGTCATGCCTTGAGGAAGACGCGTGGGTCGCGAAGCAGTTAGGGGAACCTGGAACGAGTTTCGATCCTGGTTTCCCCTTTCTCTCTCGCCTGAACGACATTGGGTATCTCGTGGTCGAGGACCTAAACGGAGCCGAGGACCAGGAGCTCGCTGGCCTCGGGTTTTCTCCACCTGAAATCGAGCAGATTCAAGCCGCCTTAGCGGCCCTCTGAAAGGAACCACCACATGGGATACTATGATTCAACGGGGCGTTTTCGCGCCACCAAGAAGGCCTACGTGCCTGTCGATCTGCAGCACCTTGCCGCAGGGACAGCTTTGGCCGCATTTGCAGACGGCGCAAGCACGACCCCGGGGCTAGCCCTCGACGATTCGGAAGCGAGCGGCGTTCGATGGAACAACCACGCAACTCCGGCAGCAGCATGGGGAAGGATCGCGCTTCCGAACGATCGCCAGCCGAACACTCCGATGGTGGTCCACGTCGTGGCCTCAAAGACCGGGGCAACTGTTGGGGACGCGACCACGTTCACCATTGCGGCGTTCTTCCACCCAGTTGGCGCCCTCCGGGACGCTGATGCCAACGCCGGCGGAGCTTCCTCGGCCATGACCGGGAACGCCACGAGCAAGACCGTTCAGCGGGTCACGCGCACCATTGCCGCGACCGACATCCCGAACAAGTCTGCGACGGACCCCTGCCCTGCGCTCTCGCTATCGGTGAAGCCGACGGACGGAACGCTTGGGACAGACGACGTCACGATCCATCAAATCCTGATCGAGTACACCGCAGAAGAGACCGCGGAGTAATCCATGGCCAATCAGCTGAACGTGTCCCTACAGGCGCTCGCCACAGTGACAGCGTCACAGACAGGCGAAGCTGTCGACATAGGGACGCGTACAGCTGGGCTTCTCTCGGTTGAGGTCGACGCCATTGCGGTGGACGGTCACGTCGTCCTTCTCGAGACGAGCCCCGACTCCATCACCTGGAGAATCGTCGCCCAACAGCCCTACTCTGCCCCTCAGAATCAAGTGAGGGCCGTAGAAGGGTTACAGCGGTACGTGAGGGCCCGCGTGGCGATGGCAGCCGGAGGCGGGGCATCCTTGCTCCTCTCGGTGGACCTTGAAGCCCACCAAATCTACTGCGACCAGCAAAGCATCAGGCGATACGGCCTCCCCGCCGGCGCGCTTGAGAGCGTCACCGACGAGGAGATGCTCGAAGTCTGCCTAGCGGCCACAGACGAATGCGACAGCTACCTAGGAGCGGCGTTCACGTTGCCGCTTCTTCAATGGGGCCGGGACCTGCGGATCCATGCGGCCAAGATGGCGACGATGTACCTCCTGGATCGCCGAGGCTGGGACCCACAAGGGGCAGACGCTCCGATCAAAATGGGTCACGAGCGCGCGGTTAGGTGGCTTGAACAGGTCGCAAAAGGCGGCCTTTCACCGGCTGGTCTCATCGACAGCACCACCGACGTCGTGGACAGCGGCTCCGTTGTGTTCAGTCGACCAAAGCGGGAACCGTTTACTTTCTGAGACCAGATGCCTGTCACCTTCAGGGGAGACTTTTCCAAACTACGACGCTGGGCTGACAAGGCCGATCAAGCGAAGGAGCTGATGGAGACGATCTCCAAGAACCTGGCAGATGAGTCAATCAGCCTGGTCAGAGACGGCATGAACCGAGGCGTCGACCCGTACGGCAAACGCTACGAGCCCCTGGTTCTGCGCTCCGGTCAGCCTCTCAAGAGAACGGGCGGCATGTTCGCGGCCTGGCACAGAGCAAGCGCAACGGCCGGATCATTCCGGATCTCGAATGCAAAGAACTACGCAGGTTTCCACCAACACGGAACGGGCATCTACGGCCCGAAGAAGACGCCCATCACGGCCAAAAACGGCGGCTCGCTTCGCATTCCGCTTCCGGGCGGAGGGGTCATGTTCCGCAAGTCTGTGGCTGGTTCACCGCAACGAATGATGGTTCCGAGAAAGCGCCTCCCTGGCGCATGGCGCGACGCCTACCGCGAGACCGTCAACGAGATTTTCCTCAGTCACTTTCGAAGCCGATGAGCGAGCAACCAACAGAGCCGGGCTACGAGGTCATTGACCAGTTTCACGCGCGATTTGTGCAGCGCACCGGCCTGAAGCTCCCCAAGTTCGGCCAAGGACACAAGGCGCTGAGTCATCATGGAGCGGTGCCCAGGGTTGTCTTCGTGGACACCGGCGGATCCGTCTACATGGACAAACGCAGCCAGGACAGCGGCGAACCGTTGGACGGATCCGGTGACGGGCTGGGCGATATTCAGGGGGAAATCGCTGGTGACTCCACTGAGTGGGAGGTCCACATCTGGTCACCGACTCGACAGAGCTTGATCGAACTTTACCACGAACTGATCCGCACGATGCGCGAAGTCGTCGGCTCAAATCTCGAGTTCGAGGGTCGGTATGACATCGTCGAAACCGGCGAGATCAGCAACGGGCGAAAGCTCATCAAGAGCGGGCTCGTGATCCTAACGCCGCTGCGAAAGCAGACCGCCTACGACTTCACACTGATCCCCGTGGAGACCTTCGCCACCACAGCGGGACAGGTTGAAGCCGTCCCAACAGATCCGACCTACCAGACCGTCGTCGCCGAAATCGGTACGCCGGTGACCATCACCCTAGACGAACCGATAGAGGAATAAGTCTCATGCGAAATCGAACAAGTCCCGCCGGCGATGAGCCGACGGAAGAAGGCACAGCTGCGCCTGAAATGCCACCGCTCGCCGTTGCCGAGGTAGCCCAGCCTGCTGCCCCAGTGCCCAACGAACCAGCTCTTGAGGAGCCGCTGACCTGGGCCAAGAAGCTCGGCAAATTCGGAAAAGATCCGAAGTTTTCGATCAACAAGAAGCCGCGTCAAGCCGCCCCATCCTGGGACCACGCAGCGGCAGATCAGATCCATGGCTGGTCACTGCACGCGCAACACAGCGCGACGCCGCTGAGGATCACCAAAGAAGCGTACCTGGCCGCCCTCGTGGCAGCCGGCGAGCCCGACAAGTCGGGCAACTACCTCCCTCACCCTGAAGCCCTCTCCCCGTTCAAGCGAGCTAGCTACTGATGGCATACCCTCCCGGCCAAACATTCAATTTCCGAAACGATGGCATCGGACTCTCCCAGAACCCCGGCACGCTCCCGCTCGTAATCGGTTACGCGACGGGCCTCACCCCAAACACGCTCTACCAGAGCAGCAACCCAAATACCTTCCGTGATCTAGCTGGGTCTGGCCCAGTGATGGAGACGGCTCTCGCTGCAATCGCGAAGGCCGGCGGGGCCATGGTCCTAGCGCTTACCGCTTCCACAGCGGCCGTCACCTCAGCCGTAACGGCTGAGCGAGTCGACTCCTCGACGGGCGACGTCACGGTCTCAGGCACACCCACGCTTGACTACGACGCGAAGGTCGAGATCACCAAATCTGGCCGCAAGGGCCGAGGGCGCTTCAAGTACACTCTCGACGGCGAAACGTACGCTTCCGAGCGGGTAATTCCGCAAGGCGGCACATTTGCCGTGCCTGGCACTGGGCTCACGTTGTCGTTCGATGGCACGCCGGCAAACACGGCCGTAACCCAGGTTGGTTCGGGTCCCGTGGTAACGCGGACTGGCGTCACCCTTGGTGAGTATCAATTCGTAATTGAGATCACGACCGGTGGCGCAGTGGGGACAGCGGTTTTCCGTTGGTCCACAGACAACGGCGTCACATGGACAAGCGGCGTCACTACCGCGGCTACCGTTGTTCTCGGGACAACAGGCAACACGGCAAACTTCGCGGCTGGTACCTACGTCATCGCGACGACTTACTCGTGGCTTTCCTACGACTCTATCGCCGGAGACTGGGAGCTGGGAGACGTGCATAGCTTCACGACGACGGCGCCGCACTACACCACCGCCAACCTTGCCACAGCGATGGCCACATTGAAGGCCCAGCTGGGCAAGCGACGTGTGCGAAAGGTCATTCTGACTGGACGGCAGGCGTCGGCGTCAGCCGGGGCAACCATGTTTGCCGCAGTGGCTAGCCACATGGCGACACTTGAGGCCGATCATCAGTTCTGCCGAGCGATCATGGATGTCGGCGGTGATGACGCTGAGGATGTGCGGACCGCATATTCAGCAGCGTCGGACGACCGAGTCGGTGTTGTGTTTCAGAAGGCCAGGTGCATTGTTCGGGCGGCAATTGACGGCTACGGCAACGCATGGATGCCCGGCGTCCGGGCCGTCGCTGAGCGCGTGTTTGAGGCGGATCTTTCCGAAAACCTTGGGCGCGTGGCCTCTGGCCCAATGTCCTGGGTGACCGAAATCGAGCACAACGAGGGAACCGATCAGCAGTTCGTCGAGGCGGAAAAGGTCATCACGTTCCGCACTCACGACGGCGAGGACGGCTTCTTTATCACGAACGGCTACCTCAAGAGCCCGAATGGGTCCGACTTCCTCTATTGGGACTGGGGCATCGTGGTCGACGAGCTCGCCGAGGCAATGCTCTTTGGACAGAACAAGTTCCTCCTGAGCAAGTTGCGGTCACTGGTCGACGGCACTGGTCGACTGGATCCGAACGAGGCGATCCGTATCGAGGGGGCAATCAAAGGACTCATCGACGCGCGTCTCCGTGACCCAGTCAACGTCGAGGGTCAGAAGGGCCACGTGGCAGCCACTAGCTACAAGATCGATCTGACCAATGACTACCTGGCCACCAGGACGGTCAACAGCACAGGGGTCGCCGTGCCGCTTTCTCCAGTCGAGACCTTCGACGGCGAAGTTGGCCTCACCCGCAGCACTGAAATCGCAATCACGAGGAGCATCTGATGGCCTACATCCAAAACGTAAAATACGACTTCTCTAGCCTTGAGTTGTCGCTCGCAGACGCTAC